TAAATGAGGAAAGAGGTTCAAAAGTTTATATCACAAAACTTAATATTATAAAGAAAACCTATGAAGATATATATGATATCCAAGTAGAAGAAGACCATAGTTATATTTCGGCAAACAATTATATAAATCATAATACCGGGGGATCCGCTATCGTAAACTCTACCCCCTATGGGATAGGCAATTTTTACCATAAACAATGGGTCGACTCCGTGGCTGGAGGTAATGAATTCTTTCCCATTCGTCTCTCATGGAGAATGCACCCAGAAAGAAATGACGAGTGGTATAGAATTATGTCTAACGCTCTTGGACCTAGAAGGACAGCCCAGGAAATCGATGGAGATTTCCTCACCTCAGGAAATTCTGTATTCGATCTCACAGATATCAAAGCTATTGAGGATGGTCTGTCTGAATTAACTATACATAAGATTAGATTAGATGGTAATCTTGTTGAAGTTGATTTACCCAATAAAGATGATAAATATTATATAGGGGCTGATGTTGCAACTGGAAGAAGTAGAGATTACTCTGCTTTCTCTATCATGAACAGAGCAGGAGATGAGGTATGTTATTTTAAAGGTAAAATTCCGGTTGGGCAGTTTGCTGATTTATTAATGGAATATGGTAGGAAATATAATAACGCAGTAGTTGCTCCAGAAAGTAATGATATTGGTTTATCGGTAACTACTAAGATTCAAGAAAGTGGATATCCACATTTATTTTATACAACTAAGTTCCTGAAAGAGAAGGGAGAGGGGAGACCAAAGAAAAGTAAATTACCTGGTTGGTATACAGATAGAAAGACTAGGCCTATTATAATTGATGAGCTAGAAGAAGATATCCGTAATGACAATGTATTAATTACAAATAAATTTTTCTTACAAGAGGCCTACACTTTTATATACGACGAACGTAATAGACCTGTTGCTATGGGCAAACATTCACGAGGTACAGATGATGAGGATATTCTGGATGATGAGAATACTTATACTGATGATAGTATCTTGGCTGAATCAATTACGAACTTTATAAGGAAAGGTAAAGTAACTACAACAGTAGTTGCTCCTAGATAAAATCAATACTAGTTTTTTTTAAATTAAAACATAGTCATGGCATTATTTAATTTTATAAAACGGGGTAAAAGGGAGTTGGTACCAATTTCTGAACCAGTTGAGAAAAAAACGATAATACCACCAGGTAGATCCAGTAGACCTACTTTTGGAACTGATGCCTATATGGATATCAGGAATAATGTTACGTTTATTACTCCTGGTTATATTGCTAATTACATTCCCGTTATTCGTAAGATGTCTTGGATTAATCCTGATGTGGGGTTAGCAGTTAATGATATGGTACAATTAACCAATACAGGACATAGAGTAAAATTTGATCCAGGAGTATCCCCAGACCAACAAGAAAGTATGAGACATCATCTTGACGAAAAGCAATTAAAGTGGGGAGATGGAGTCGCAGGTATGAATGGTATGGTTAATAAAATGATTGCTCAAATATGGATAGCAGGAGCTTTATCTACTGAGTGGGTAGTTGCCAATGATAAAATGGGGGTAGATCATTTAGCATTCGTTAACCCTGAGACTATTAGGTTCCAGTGGAATAAAAAGAAACTTAGATTTTTTCCCTATCAATTACAAGATCAAAACACACTTGGGTTTGGGACTACCGGTAGTATGATGGGTGAGAAATATGTTAAGTTAAATACCAATACATACAAATATTTTGGCCTTAATGGGGATACAGATATCCCTTATGGTATTCCTCCTTTTTTAGCTGCTATGAATGCTCTCAGTACTCAATCTGATATGGATACCAATATTCGTTTTATTATGAAGCAAATTGGGCTTCTTGGATTTACACAGCTATTAATGACTAAACCCAGTCAAGCCCAAGGGGAGAAAGATGAAACATATAAAGCCAGGTTAATTACTATGTTGGATGAGTCTAAGAATAATATACTTGATGGGATAAAAGATGGGGTAGTTGTAGGTTTTGAAGAAGACCATCAATTTGAATTTAACTCTACTACGAAAAACCTTAGTGGGGTTTCTGAATTATATGATCAGAATGAAGTGCAAGTGGCTAATGGTCTTAAAATGGCCGCTGAATTTATTGGTGTAGGAAATGCTGGTAGTGAAACTGGGATAAATATAGTATTCACTAAAATGCTATCTCAACTTCAAAATGTTCAGAAAATTGTATCTGCAAACCTTAGACATGGTTATGCTTTAGAATTGAGATTAGCGGGGTATAATTTTAAACATCTTCAAGTTGAATTTAAACCTTCTACTATTACAGATGAGTTAAAATTCCAACAAGCTATGGAATATAAGGTTCGTAATACTTATAATCTATTTCAGATGGGTCTTATTGGTCAACAACAAGCAGCTGATATAATGGAACTTGATAAACCCGATCAGTTAGAACCACGTGGGCCTATTAGTGGAGCTGGTAAATCAAGTGATGAAAGACAAGATCAGAATGATGAGTCTGATAAAAAAATAAGGGAGAAAAAGAAAGCTCAACCTAAGAAGGGTGATCAAAAGAATATTCTGGAATTTATGAATAATTTTCCTGAAAACCTTGTAAACGAATTCCTTGATTGGTATAATACTAAATAACAATACCACTTTATCCTTTAATATGGACAAAATATTTTTTGATACTGCGATTCTTATAGGTGGGCATGCTCTTATATTGGGGCATAAGCCTGATAAGTTAACTTTGGAGCAAGTTCATAAGAAGATTGAAGAAGATAAAACTGACTTTGCTAGTTTTGGTTTATTTGATCAGTCTTCTCCTAATTATACTACTTATTACCCAGATGTTACTCCAGAGGATTTACAACCTACTCCAGATGAATTTATAGAGCCAGTTTTTAGAATACTCTCTGAGGTAGTAGTTCATAAAAAGCATAACCCAATATATTTCCCGGCAGCTGTTTTAAAGAAAACTATGTATAAACTCATAGGTCAAACAGTAAGCGTTGACCATGAGATGGCTGTGGGAAATGCAGTAGGAAGTATTAAGGCTGTTGAATGGCAGAATGCCTATACTGTTAATGGGGTTAAAGTACCTGCTGGTATTAATGCTACTTTACTTATAGATGGTAAAGCTAATCCAAGATTGGCTAGGGGTATCATGATGGACCCACCCTCTATTCATTCGAATTCAGTTACTGTAAATTTTGCTTGGAAGAAGTCACATCCTAAGATGGAGGATAATGAGTTCTATAATAGACTTGGAACATTAGGTGATGATGGTAAACTGGTTCAAAGAATAGTTACTGATATCGCAGCTTATCATGAGACTTCACTTGTTTCTCATGGAGCTGATCCCTTTGCTCAGAAGGTTGTAGATGGAAAGATTGTTAATCCTGCTTATGCTGGTTCTCAGTATTGGACTACTGATACTGCAAATAAGGTTAAAGAAATCAGTAATAATGCTTTTAATTGGGATTGGAAAGATTGTGAATCATTTTCTGAAGAAGAGGAAATGATTATAATAAACCTGAGTGGAACTACAATACCTGAAACTATTAATAATAACAACGATCAAAATATTGAAAACATGGATGCTATACTTAGATTTTTTGAAACTCAGTTTAAATTGGAAAAAGATTCATTAACTGAAGAGAATTACCAGGCAAAACTGGCAGAATATCATACTGCTCAAGTCCTAGCTTTGACAGAAGCCAAAAAAGAATCCGATCCTATAAAGATTGGTAAGTTTGAAGGAGTCGAAGCTATTACTGCTGAGGTGACTCGGTTACAAGCAGTAGAAGCAACAGTTCCCGTAGATCTGAAAGATCAATTGGATATGGCAGCTCATGGTAAGGTTGTTACAGATGAATTAAGGGCAGATACTGATAGACTTTACCGTTTGACTGTCAAAGAAGGTAAAGAGGATGCCACCATCCTTGCACTTATCGTTGGTGCAGATTATAAAACTCTTAAATCTCTCCACAAACAGTATGATAAGCAAACCGAGGGGGAATTTAACTTTACATGCACTGCTTGCGGTTCACACGATGTTACTCGTGCTTCTGCAAATCCAGCCGAAGAGGGTGGGGGAGAAGTTACCAATAAATCAAGTCAGTCTGTAATTGATAAATTTACCGGTACTCATTCTTCTAAACTCCCCCGTAGCCTTCAGCAACCCGTAGCTAAATAATTATTAAACTCATATATCATGCCATATTTATTCGGGGTAGATACCTCTACCATTTTATTGAAGCATGAAGGTCATAAACTTCATGAGGCTTTTACAGTGGAAGATAATGCAGCTTTTATATTATTTTCTGCAGATTTGGTAACAAGCAATGTCATTAATATTACAGTTGATGCTGTTGCTATGGCTGCAGTTACTTTTTCGAGTACTCATGCTGCTACCATGGCGTTAATTGTAACTCAGTTGGAACTTTTGGCTAGTGTAGAAAGCGCTGAGATAATTGGGGCTACTAATTTAGGACTTAAAATCGTAGCTGCAAGTAATGCTAATCCTTTTACTGTAATAACTGGAGTTGTAACTCTTGGAGCTGGTCAAGCTACTATTAGTGCTACCTATAATCAGAATAGGTTGGTTAAAGGGAGACCGGTAGTTTTAAATAGTGATGGTACAGTAGCTCCTGCTAGGGTTGACGACAGTAATCATGAAATCATTGGGATTGCCGTTATTGATGCCATCGAATTTGAAGATGTAACTGTAATGATGAAGGCATTTGTTATTATCTTTGCTGAATGGAAAGCAGATACTTCTCTTGCAGGACCAGTTACATTTGATGCTTATAATGCAGTAACTGGTTATAATGAGGTCGATGATGCTTCTGTTGATACTACTAACCAATGGGGTTGGGCTTTGGATAACGGAGATAATGGTGATGTCACAAGGGTGGCTCTTCTTTAATAACTAGACCTGTATATTATAAAGTGTACAATAAATTGATAACCTAAAATTGAAAAGTCATGCCATATCTTTTTGGAGTTGATACAACTACGATTTTCCTTAAGTCAGAAAGCCATAAGCTTTTTCAAGAATTTGAGGTAGTAGCCGGAACAGATATTAAAAGGGGACAACCCCTTGTTCTTGAAACAGTGGGTACAGTAGACCTGGCTGCTGATGGTGCCGGTCCCAATTTGATTATTGGAGTTGCTATGCAGGATGCTGATGCAGGTGAATTAGTAACTTGTATGATGCGAGCCCATGCCATTATCTTCTGCGAGTGGAAAGCTGCAGCATCTGTTTGTGGTGCTGTAACATACGATGCTTATAATGCTACTACAGGTTATGTAGAAGTGGATGACGATACCGTTTCTACTACTAATATGTGGGGTTGGGCTTTGGATGATGGTGGTGACGGAGATATCGTAAGAGTTGCTCTTTTGTAATCACTAGACCAGTGCCATTATAATCAAAATATAAATATAATAAATCTTATATCATGAATCTTAACAAATTCGAAAAAAGCCAATTCAAAGGTCAGGTAATGGATGCTGTCAGAACAGCAGAAGCTATCCGCAACCATAAAGATAATCCGAAGGATGTTTCTTTTGAAGATGTAATAAAAGAAAAACATAACATCTCTTTTGAGTCATTCCTGTCTGATCTTGGTATTGATCCTTATACAGACACTATTCAGAATTTAGTAACAGTTCCTGAGATGGATGTTCGTTGGATCATACCTGAAGTATTCCGGACTGCTTTATTGTTAGGTTATCGTGCTGCTCCCATATATCCTAATATAATAGCGGGTGAAGAACAAATGCGAGGCCTCAGGCAGGTTATGCCTAATATCAATATGTCAGATGCTGCTCCCCGATATGTAGGGGAGGGAGAAACAATCCCGTTGGGAGAAGTTTCTTACGGTTCGAAAGAATTCCGTATCTATAAAATTGGTAGAGGTATTAAACTTACTGATGAAGTGGTTTTTTATGCTTCTCTTAACCTGGTATCAATTTTTATGCGGGACTTCGGGGTTAAACTTGGACATGCAACTGATGTCCTGGCTGTTGACTGTATCGTTAATGGAGAACAGGCAGATGGTTCAGAAGCCGCTGATGTTGTGGGAACGGCAGATGGTACAACACTTACATATAAAGATTTACTCAGAATCTGGGTTCGCCTGGGACGTATGGGTAGAGTTCCAAGTGTTATGATAAGTGGAGAAGCATTGGCTCTCGATGTTTTGGACCTTACAGAATTCAAAACCCCGGTGATGGGTGCTCCACGTGAATCATTGGTATTCAAATCCCCTATTCCTCAGAATACTAATTATTACATTCATGGTAATGTTGCAGCTGATCAAGCCATCATACTTGACCCCTCTGCTAATATTATTAAGTTCAATGGTTGGCCATTGAAAGTTGAATCAGAAAGGATAGTATCTAACCAGACAGAGGCTTTCTATGTAACCTTACAAACTGGTTTTGCCAAGCTCTTCACTGATGCCTCCTTAATTGTAGATAGAACATCATCCGATATCACATTCATTGACCAGTTCGATGTAGATACCTATCAGAACGTAGAGATTGAATAATTTAAACTTATAATATAGTCTAGGTTCTAGTTAAACATTAAGTTAGATTAGGGTTTAGACTATTTTTATATGAATCAAAAAAATATTGTCATGGCTAAAAAATCAATTTCAAAAAAATATGTTAAATTAGGACCGAGAGCTGGTGGATTCACTGATCCTTTTTCCAGATTTAAAATTTTGAGGGGTCAAATTAAAGAACTTGTAACTCCGCAAGAGAGATCATCTGGTAGAATTAAAGCTGCTATTAGAGGAGGACATCTTCAAACAGTTTCTGAGAAGGATTACCAGGATTATTTGGAAGCTCAAAAATCGGAAGAGGAAAAAGCAGTAGAAGAAAAAGAAGAAGAAACAAAAGAACCCACATTGGAAGAGAAGTTGGATGAGAAAACCAATGCTGGATTACTTGAATACTATAAGGATCATTATGAAGTTACCGAAGAACAGATTGATGTTTTTGAAAAACTTAAGCATGATGACCGGGTAGCAGAACTTGTGGGGTTAGCTGAAGATTCAGAAGAAGAATAATTTGCTATAGTAATAAGGGGTATAATTAAGAGGGGCCCTTAGCCCCTTTTTTTAAACATAATAAAAAACCATACACCATGAATAAAACAGAATTTATAAACATAATGGAAAACTCATTCCCGCCAGCGGTTAATCAAGCATTTAGTACTTGGTTAAAAAGCGGGATAAAAGAGTATGGTATCACTATTGATCGTACAGATGGTAGTAGTAGAGGATTAAGATGCCATAGTCATAATATAAATGATGGTGAGGATTATGCCAATGAGTTCGCGGGTGATTTTACAAATAAAACGGGGGTTATGGATGGCCTTAAATCTTCATGGCTCATGCAAACTGCCGATAATACTGGAACTGGAGTTCTGAGGGCATTCTCTGGGCTTGCTTATCTCCCGGCTGGTGTTTCTATAACAGGTACTGTTTTAACGGGTTCTGCTATTATGGGCGTTTACGCATACTGTCAGATTACCGCTACAGCTACATTAAATGGTACAGCTGTAGTAGCAACTGGGGTATGGGGTAAGATAGCTGGACAGGCAGGTTCTGTTATGACAAGTTGCAAACTTTGTGCTGCTGGTTATTTTGTATCTTCTTTGCTTGTACAACCCTCTTCAGGGTTATCATCTGTTATCCATTTAACCCATGACACTCAGGGAACTACATTACCCCAAGCTATATACGTAGAGGGAGCTGGTAAGATTGGTGCATTTGCAACGTTTGATGTGGCTGGTGGGGCTGGTTATATTCTTGTAGCAAACACTACTGCAATGGGTGCTCAGGCTTCTTCTCATGCCTTACGTATACTTATTGGTTCCACTGAACATTGGATTCCAGTATTTAGTACACAATGGAACGGATAAAAAACTAGTACTTAGATATACTATTATATAATAACACAAATGTTGTTATAAATAATATAATATGAAATTTACTATTCTTGAACGGGTTACCTTAATAAAAATACTCCCCTTAAATGAGTCCTATTTAGTACACAAAATTGTTGCTGATTTTAAGAATAACCTTTATCTCAGTGAAGAAGAAATAAAGGATTATGAGTATAAAGAGGTTGATGATGGAGAGGGTAGGATTAAGATTACTTGGAATCTGGAAAAAGCAAAAGAAAAAGACATTGATGTTGGAGATGGGTTAAAGATAATAATTTCTAGTGTCTTAAAGAAATTCGATGAAGAGAAGAAAATTAATGAAGAGAACGCATCTCTTTATGAAAAATTTATTTTATAATAAAGAATTTTAGTCTCCATCTGTATCCCGAGGGGGTATGCTATTCCCAGTAGTATACCCCTTTTTTTGTTTAAATCATAGATTAAATAATCTAATATCTAAGTATAATCAATAGGCATATCCTGTAATTAACTACAAGCATTTCTAGTGCATTTAATTGTAATATACATAGAGTATTATAAATAATGATTTTTGTATGCTAGTAAGTTAAAAGACTTAAATCCTAATAACTTTTAAAATCATGGCTAAATGGCAAATAGATGCAATGCTCGATGCGGCATTGACTTATATTTCAACAAATACAACACAACTTTTTGTCTGTAATGGTCAACCTGTTAACTATGCTGGAATTGCGGCAGTAGCTTTAACAGGGGGAGCAACTCCAAGTTTTCAGGCTAACCAAGATGGTGATGTGGGCGGAAGGAAACTTGCTGTTGATGAGGAAGTGGATATTCCAGTAACTGCAACGGGGAATGCTACTCACGTTGCCCTTGCTTCTGCTGATACGTTGCTTTATGTAACTACCTGCACACTTCAGGCTTTGGTAAGTGGTAATACAGTAACTGTACCTACCTGGGATATTGAGATAGACGACGCAGCCTAATGGGGTTTACCAAATTAAAATATCGACTAGTCTTATATATCATTTTAGTTGAATATAATTTTAATTTAAAAATGTATGCTATCAATTAATGAATCCCTACATGTCCATTTAGCTGATCAAGTAATACTTCCGTTCCCATTAGTAATGATTAAGATTTCATTAATGACCCCAGATACTATTAATGTTATCGAAGAAGCCCCCATTAAAATTACTTTAAAACTACATGGGACAGAATAACTATGAAAGATAAAAAATGCAAAATAATAACAAGTCTAATAATTATAATAAAAATAGGCAACCATGATTATCAAAGAGATTGATTTTAATCTCGTAAAAGATAAAGTTGAGGATAAAGTATTCATATTAACTAACGATGATAATACTGTTTATAATATGACTGGTAGTACAGTTGTATGTAAATTTTATAAAGCTCCAACTCCTCCTATAGATATTACCTGTGATATACATTTAGTTAACGGAACTATAACTATCCCTTTTACTGCGGTTCATGCCGATGCTCTTGGGAATTATGAATATATCGTAGAAGAAACTAAATCGGATAGTAGTGTAATTTCTTTAGTTAAAGGTAATATTATCATATTAGATTATGTCCCTTTTTCAGAAACGATAGAAGCTTATTTTAGATCAGAACTTCCTGCTAATTTAACCCTTACTCCTGATTATCGTAATCAAAGGATTTTTTATTGGAGAAGAATTCTACAAACCGCTTTTGAAATAACGGATGCCAATTTAAATATTGAAACTGCATGGCCAACTTTAGTAAACGCATTACTTGCAAAGTTAGTTGTCTATGATGCTTTAATGTTAAGTGCTAGCGGGTCATTCGCAGCATTTCTTGGAGGCGATTATACAGATTCTACTATTGCAGGAGCAGGAGCGGTGAAAAGTGTAGAGACAGGACCAGTAAGGGTAGAATATTTTGATGCCGCTTCTTCAGCCAAAAATGCTTTTGTTTCTTCAGCTGGAGGGATAAGTATGTTCGAAACTTTAAAACAAGGACTTTGCGGATTGGCTAATTACCTGAAAGTAAAGATCCCAATGTGTGATGGTAATATAATGCCTATAGCTCCTCAATTTGCCCAGAACCCAGATTGGGCAATCCCAACTTTAGATGAAACAATAGAATCACAAGGATAAACTTAAAACTAATTTAAAATGAAAAAATTGCTAATTCTTATATCATTGTTATTTTCAGTCATATTATTTATGTCTGTTAATTCGCGAACATCAGATTCTTTTCATGAGTATGCTACAGTTAATGTAGATCCAGGAGCGTCTGGGTATTATACTAATGCAATAAGTATCAGAGCAATTAAGGGTAATCGTCAAGCTGAGCATGTTTACTTTTCAATACGAGGTACGGGGACTATGACTGTAACTTTGCAGTTTAAATGTTCGGGGGATGCTGCTTGGACAGACTATGATACCTATACTACATCAAAAAGATTGATAGTAGAAGGGGGTGAAGTAGGGACTACATGGAGAGCTGGAGTAGTAAATGCTGTTGCTTATACTAGTGGGGAGAAGATATTTGGATTTGGTTGGTAAATAAAAAAATAAAACTATGAAGAAATTATTGATATTTCTATTGTTATTATGTCCGCTATTCTTAGCTGGACAGATTGTACATCCTGTAGTATGGGATCTTGATTATTTTGCAGAAGAGGATAGTTCCTGGTCAACAATAACAATCACTGACTCACTTGTATTGGATTATCTGGCCACTCCAACAACAACGGTACTCACCCCAACAGCCACAGGTGCTATTGACACCCTTGAGACTACAGAT